ATACCCCGAACTTCAACGTGCCGAACGTGGGGCCGCCTTTTTAACATTAGATGGTATCCAGCTTGGCTACAATCAAACTGTTTCATTGGATACACTAGAATCATTCACTTATACACAAATCTATGCAGAATCAACTGACATGGCCGAAAATCAGAAATATAATGGCGAAGCTAATATACGGGCTTATTTTAGTACCGACAAGCATTGGCATTATTCTAACGGGGTTCTCCATGATTATCCTGTCTATTTTGTTTATCCTACTTCTGTACGTCTTATCCCACCTTCAACACGGGTTGGGTATCAACATGAGTATAAACCAACTACGCTTCCTCTCTGGACTAAACAAATGGTGGGACCAATTCCCAAGCAGTCGATAATAGACCGCGATACTGTCAAGGTCTATGTTGACATCTCGTTTGATGGCCGTTATCACGTTAGAGATAGCATTTTAGTTGCACTAAAACCAAGATAATATATATGTATAAATGGATATAACAATTGTCAATAACATTTAAAAAAAAAAGAGTCTGTGAGTGCTGAGTCAACAATAATAGATAGTTTTGAGCTGTACAGTAAGCAAGAACATTATGGGTATGAATGTATGCCTTATTATGATTCTGCTAATTTTACACCAAAGAATTTAAAAGTTTAAAAAATATAAAAATAGTTATGAATATTGAAAAAGAATTAGAGGATATGATTGACCAATTTTCACCTCTGTTACATAAAGGTCTTCAAACTCAAAAAGGTTTGTTAGATATAGCTTTGACTGCTTATGATCCACTTTTTTTAAAAGGAGCAGATGGTAATTTTGTATATACACATTTACCTAAAAATGATCTTAAAGAAATTATTCAAACTCTTAAGGAAGAAATAATTCCTATGTATGAGGAAAATAATTATAAAGAGGGAATTAAAAAAGCCGAGAAAATTTTAAAACAATTCCAAAAAGGGTTGGATTAGCCAAATTTTTTTATTACCTTACGATCCCCAACATGCACAAAAGAAAATTAAATTAGATATTTATCAAACGGGGTTTAAAAAAACTAAATAAATGATAAAAACTAGAAAAGGGAATGGGTAAAAAAATTATTATTTATACACTACCACACTGCCATAATTGTCAAGATTTAAAAGGAACATTGAATTTTATGAGAATTCCTCATGAAAACATTGACGCCCAGGCAAATCCCGCAATTGCAGATAGAATTGAAAAGAAGTTAGAAACATCTTCTTATCCAATTGTTGAATTCCCCTCAGACAATATTTTTAATAGTCCTGTCTTTCTTTCACCATCTACTAAAGGAAACGTGTCTACCTCACCTAACCATCGTATATTCGATACAATAGACGAAGCAGCGAAGCTTTGCGAAATTTATTATAAATCATGAGATATAAAGATCTAATTTTACAAAAAATAGAAAAACAAATTAATACTATGAATCTTATTAAACATTTCTCTCAGAGAGGTGAGCATATTCAAGTTAATGAAACAATTGATAATGCTAAAGAAGATTTAGAAAGTATTCAAACATTAATAAATAACGAACACCAATCTTAAATATGGTTTTAACAGCGGAGCAGGTAAAAGCTAACTATGATGTTTTATTAGGAGGTATAGACAAATACATTACGGGTGATCGAAAAGGTCAATTCATAGATTTCTATACTAAGTTAGATGATAGAATAGCTCTTCTTCCAGCATCTCATAAGAAAGCGTATCACAATTGTTTTCCCGGAGGTTATGTTGATCACGTTGTACGTGTAATTACTGCTGCATTCAAGCTTCACCTACTGTGGCAGGAAATGGGAACTAAAGATACCTACACGGAAGAAGAATTATTTGTCTCCGCTTTAAACCATGATTTAGGTAAAATTGGAACTGTTGATGAAACTTCTGTTCATCCATCTACCGATGAATGGAGGAAGAAAAATCTAGGAGAAATGTATACATTCAATACAAAAATTGAATACATGACAGTTCCAGATCGTTCGTTATTTCTATTACAACAAGCAGGAATTCAACTTACAACTAATGAGTGGATTACTATTAAAACACACGATGGTTTATATGATGAAGCTAATAAGGCTTATTTAAAGTCTTTTATGCCCGAAACTAAACCTCGTACTTCTTTACCTTTTATCATTCACCAGGCTGACCTTATGGCATCCAGGATAGAATTTGAAAATGAATGGCTAGATACTTTTTCGGGTCCAGCAAAAAAGGTAGAAAAAACTACAAAACAAGACCGAGTTAATACTAACTTAGGTAAAATAGGTTCTAAAGATAACAATTTAATGGATTTAGTTAAAAACTTATAAACTATGACTGTTTCAACTACCGCACTTATTATCCTTATTAATGTTAGTGTTTTTTTCTTACTTAGTTTATTTTATGTAATTTGGAATTTATTACGTAAAAATGAAAAATTAGAAGACATGAATGTGGCTCAAGATACTTACATTCAACAAATTTCTGTTATAATGACAGAATCTAATAAGAAAATAAAAGAAATAGATTCAAAACAAATATTTCAATCAGATGATGAAATAGGTTGGTTTTTTCAGGGGATTAAGGAAATTCAAGAATACATTAACGAATATAACCTTAATAAATAATAAATGATTCCTCCAATTGACGAATCTCTTAATGCTAAGATTCTAGCTGTACCTAAAAAAGATGAAGGGCCTCAATATACTAAAAAGGGAACTTTAAGGCTCCGTAGGCCTAAAACAAAAAATCAATATTTTACTGCAGATACAGAAGAAGCAATTATAGAGTATTTAAATACTACAAACCAAGATAAACGTAACCAAATATATAATGATCGTATATGGTATGGTTTTCATAAATTAACAGAGAACATTATACATACGTTTAAGTTTTATTATACCGAAGTAGACACTATAGCCGAGTTACAACATGAAGTTACTGCTTTTCTTTTAGAAAAGCTTCATTTATATAAACAAGAAAAAGGTAAAGCCTTTTCTTATTTTGGTACTATAGCAAAACGTTATTTAATTCTTTATAATAATACTAATTATAAAAAACTTAAGCAAAAAGCACCAATTGAAGATATTGATGAAGATCAAACTTTAAATATTAGTTTAATGAATGGGCATGATGCTCCAATGTCAAAAGAAGGACCATCAGAATTTGTTGATTTTTTAATTCAATACATGGATATACATTTATTTACTTTATTTCCTAAGATAGAAGATGCTAAAACTGCGGATGCTATTATAGAATTGTTTAGAAAAAGAGAAAATTTAGATATTTTTAATAAAAAAGGAATATACATATATATTAGAGAAATAACAGATCAAAGTACTCCACAAATTACTAAAGTAATTAAAAAGATGAAAAAAACATACAGAAAACTATTATCTCAATATGTTGAGCACGGTTATGTAAGTATGGCACTGTAAATCTTTTCTGTATCTATATTTATATCCAAAGTATAACTTATGGATTTTTCACAAATTAAACTTTTTGGTAACAAAAAATTCTCTGATCTTTTAAAAGAAATTCATGTTAATCAAAAGGATAAAGAAGCCCAACTACGTTCGTTAATAGAAGGTTTAAAACCTCTAATTACTTCACCAGGAGAAGCTACTATGATTGTACCTTTAATCAAGGAATACATGGAGTTAGCGATTAAAAACGACGATCACTTAATAAAAATGGCTAGTGTTGTGCAACGTGCTTTAAATAGCAAAAATACCGATGGTGATGAACTTTTAACTGATGCTGATAAAGAAATGTTATTTTCAACTTTACAAGAATTAGATAATAAAGTAGAAGACATTGAAGTAAAATCAGAACTAGTTCAAATTGAAAAAGTAGCTAATGGCTAAAAATTATCCTACATTAGGGAATTCTGCTATATCAACACCCACAATAGTTCCTAATGTTGGTGGTGCTAATTCTATTTTTTCTGCTCGTGTTGTTGATGTTAGTTTAGAACCTTCTTCTAATCCTTTATCTTTATTTCAAATTACTGATGGGTGGGGGTCTATTGGAGCTATTCGTTTTGAATCTTTAGATAAAAACACAAACACAAATAACCAAATTACAACTCAGGCTAGTGTAGCATACCCTATGGATGTTAATTTTAAAAAAATTCCAACACTAGGGGAAACAGTTTTTATTATACAAGGTCCTTCTTATAAACAACTTACTACAGGTAATTCTAATTCATCTCAATTTTATTATTTAAATGCTATATCTGTATGGAATAAAAATCATTTAAATATGATCCCCCCTTCTTCAGAATCTTCTACAAATACTGATACTGTAGATAATACAAATGTTTCTGAAGGTATTTCTAATAATCCTGAAACACAAGTAAAAGAACCTTCCCCAGGAAAAACATTTAAAGAAGAAGCTTATATTAGAAATCTATATCCTGTAGAAGGAGATGTAATTTTAGAAGGAAGATGGGGTAATTCACTTAGATTTAGTTCTACAGCTACCCATACATCCGAAAGTAAAGATACAGAAAGTCCTTGGAGTTCAGAAGGTAGAGATGGGTCACCAATTACTATTTTAAGAAATGGTCAAGGAAGTGATTCTGCTTTTAACAATTGGTTTCCAATATATGAAGATATTCAAAATGATGCTTCATCAATTTATTTAACAGATGGTCAATTAGTAAAAGTTTTATTAGGTTCAACAAATTTTGATTCATTTGGAGTTGAAGCTGTACCTACTATAAACACAACGGCTTTGATGCAAGAGGTACCTATTGAAAACCCAAATCTTTCTAATAAAGATTTAGATGATACTAATAATAAGTATGATAGTGTTAATCAAGAACCTGACTTATCAACTGATATTAGAACTAAAATTGAAGATAAAGATTCTGGATCACCATTAGCAGGAGTATTTAATAGTGAAACAGATGTAAAAGAACAGGTAAAAGAAAATGAGCAAATGGTTAATAGTAATGCAGATGGTGGAAGGACAAGACAAGAACAAAACCGTAGACTTTCTAGAAAAAATATAAATAACCAATAATGGCTAAAGATATACCATATACTCCCGTTTTTCCTTATACAGGAAAACAAATTATAATTGATTCTGATAGAGTTACTCTTAATTCTAAAGAAGATATGACTTTTTTAATTGCAAAAAAAGCAATATCTATTTCCTCTGGTGGTACCGTCAATATAGATAGTACAGGTATGACTATAATTAATTCACCTAAAATTAAATTAGGACTAAATGCAGAACACCCATTAGTAAAAGGGGATGTGTTATATGATTTACTAAAAAATTTCTTTGGTTATTTACAAGATAATGTAGCACCAAATTTACAAGAAGCAAATATTGAAGGTTCTCCTGTTTTAACAACTCAACAAGCAGGAAAAAATTTATCTTCTGCTGTTAAAATTGCTAATGAAGCACTTACTGAAATCCAATCAGAATTTAATTTCACTCAATAAAAATTATGGCTGGTAAAGAAAATCCTGTAA